CAACGCAGCTCATTTTGCTGGATGAGCACAGAGATCAGACGTTGGAGAGGTACAACAAAAACACTCCGACCGTCCTCAGCGAGTCGATTCTGTTGACAGCTTTCACTGCATGGTGGACTTTCGAGAAAACTGTCGTGGGTGGACTCGGATTGATGTACTGGGCACTCAAGTTTCTGTCGTGGGCATGCGGAAAGCTCGGTTTCAAAAATGCCTCAGCCTCCCTGAAGAAACACTCAGAAAAGGTCCACCACCTTGAGGATGCAATCATAGAGACGACTGTTTTCCCCATGAGCGTTCAGTATGCGGCTTATGCAGCATATACCAAGATGAAGGGTGGAAAATCTATGAGCTTTGAGGAATTCAAGAATCCAAAGAACAAGGAAGCAAAGGAGTCGAGGAAGGCGACATTCAAGGTTCTTAAGTTTGCCTTATTCATGCCTATGATTGTCGATGCTCTCGTAGGTCTAGCACAAGCTCTCGGCCCGACTTTCAATTCTTTTGGTTCCTTCTTCAAGACGGCTAAGTACGGTGCGAAGGTCGCGTCTGAGACAGGCGCCGCTGCAAAGACTATAGCAAATCTCGGAAGCGCTGCTGCTGAAGTCTCTTGATTGAACACATTCTAAGACGCTTAGTAGAGTCTTCACTGCATGGTGAAGATCGCCCACACAGCGGACATACACATAAGATCTCTTTCGCGCCATTCTGAATATTATCAGGCGTTTCAGTACTTCGTCGATGATTGTCGGTCTCAGGCGGTAGACCACATTTTCGTGGGCGGCGACATCTTTCACACCAAGACAACCGGCATATCTCCTGAATACATCGACCTGTTAACGTGGTGGTTGAATAAGATGAGCACTGTTGCACCGGTGCATTTGATTCTTGGCAACCACGACGGAAACCTCGTCAATCTATCTAGGCAGGATGCAGTTTCTCCCATCGTCGACGCGATGGGAAATAGCAGGGTTTCTTTATATAAGAAGTCTGGAACTTACAAACTTCAGGACGGTTTCAATCTTTGCGTCTTTTCTTGCTTTGACGAGGAAGGATGGAGCAGCGTGCGACCTCTCGCAGGAGAAGTAAATATAGCTGCATTCCACGGACCAGTTCGAGGTTCGACGACGGAGACAGGTTGGGACATTGACGAAGGTGTCACCGTAGACTATTTCAACGACTATGATTTTTGCTTCTTGGGTGATATTCACAAGCCTCAGATGCTGGGATATCGTCAGGGCAAACCCTGGATAGCTTATCCAGGAACACCGATTCAGCAGAATTATTCTGAACAATTAGAGCATGGTTACTTACTCTGGAATATCAAAAATTCTTCTGAGTGGAATGTTGAAACTCGACAACTTCCAAACCCAAAGCCTTATGTCACTATCGACTGGCAGGGGAGCTTGGAAGACACTCTCGTAGCAGCTAAAAAGTTTCCAAAGAGCAGCAGATTCAGAATTAGAGCCAATGTACAGTTGACTCAGGACGAAGTCCATGTCCTTTCTGAGACTCTGAAAACCTCAATGCTTGCCACTGAGGTCACTTACAAGTCAGATTATCAGATCGACAAGCAGACCGTCAAGGCAGGTACGACTTCTCTTGTCAAGAAGGACCTGCGTTCTATCGATGTCATGACGAAGCTTCTCAAAGACTTCTATAAGGAAAATGATTTTATCGATAAGAATTTCGACAAGACAACGGACTTGATGAAGAACTATCTGTCTGCTGTAAGTACTGTCGAAGACATTGCCCGCGGTTCTAAATGGACGCTTCGACAGATGCAATGGGACAACCTTTTTTCCTACGGTGAAGGTAACGTAATCGAATTCGATAATTTGCGTGGAATTGTAGGAATATTTGGTCCCAACAGGGTGGGAAAGTCGTCGATCGTTGGGACATTGATGTATACACTGTTCAACACGACAGACCGTGGTTCTATGAAGAACATAAGTGTTTGTAACGTCAGGAAAGATTATTGCTCTTCTCGAGCTGTTTTCGACCACAACGGTACTTCCTATGTAGTTGAAAGGCAGACCACAAAGAATACGAATAAGAAAGGTGTAGTCTCTGCTTCTACAGCTTTGAACTTATTCAAGATGCGAGAAGATGGAGAAATGGAAGACCTCTGCGGTGAGCAGAGAAACGATACGGAAAAGACTGTTAGATCTCTTCTAGGTTCAGCAGACGACTTTTTAATGACGTCCCTCTCGGCTCAGGGCGAGTCCAACTACTTCATGACTCAAGGATCCACGAAGCGCCGTGCAATTCTGACTAGGTTCCTCGACCTCGACATCTTCGATAAGCTGCACGAGTTAGCTTCGAAGGATGTAACGTCTATCAAGTCTCAACTGAAAAATTTCCCTGACAGAGACTGGGAAGCTACACAGGCCTCGAATGCAGATCTTCTGAAAAGCTACAAAGAAAGCATGACATCGCTCAATAATGTCATAGGCGAAAGCAGGTCAGAATTGGACAGTCTTCGTCAAGAGCTTTCAAAGCACAACGCCAGTCCAATCTCGCAGGCAGATGTGGACGCTCAGCGTGAAAGAGTCGAGTCTCTGAAAGCTAAGTCTGAAGAGTGTGCTGAAAACATTGAGTCTCTTGAAAAAGAGGTTGCAGACTTACAGGAAAAGCTTGTCGCAGTACAGAAAATAATTGACTTTATTGATGTTGCATCTTTGCGAAAGAAGCTGGAAGCGAAGAGACAACTTGAAAGTAGTATTACCGAACTACGTCATTCTTATGAGAAAGAAGGAACACGACTAGAAAATCTCAATAAGTCATTGAAGATTCTGGAGGAAGTTCCGTGCGGGGACAGTTTTCCGACATGCAAGTTCATAAAGAATGCTCACACTAACAAGCAGGACCTACCAGAACAGTTGGACAAAACTAACACTGCGAAGAGAGTTCTTACAGAAGCAAAAGAAGCACTTGAATTACTGAAGGACGACTCGACAGAAGAGAAGTTGTCGAAGTATGACAAAGCCGTTTCACTCTGTTCCAAGCTGAGCCTTGAAATTTCAAGGAAAGAGACTGAGTTAGAAAAGACTCGATCTTTGTGTGGACCTCGTAAGACTGCTGCCGATGATGCCGCAAAGAAACTAAGTCATCTAGAAGAAGCTTTGAATAATGAAGAAAATGTAGAGGTCATTACAATAAGGTCTAAATTGAAAGATTTGTCTGATCAAATTAAGAAGTACGACGACGACAAGATGAATCTTGCATCGCAACACGGCAAGCTTCTCTCCACCATCGAGCAACTCGATCGTGAAAAGAAGTCAAGAGACGAGCTTCTTGTGAACGTAAAGATATACGAAACAATTGCTAATGCCTTCTCAAAGAAGGGCATTCCCTTGCTTGTCACTAAGTCTCAGTTGCCACTCATCAATATGGAGATTTCAAAGATTCTACAAGGAATCGTTGACTTTACAATTGAACTTGAGTCCGATGAGGATACTGACTCACTTGAGATCTACATCAACTACGGAGATTCAAAGCGAATTATCGAACTCTGCAGTGGTATGGAAAAGACCATCGCAGCTATAGCATTAAGAGTGGCGTTGCTCAATGTGTCGTCTCTTCCAAGACCAGACTTCTTCATAGTTGATGAAGGATTTGGAACTCTAGACAGTGCTGGTGTTGAGGCATGTAACAGACTCCTCGTGAGCATGAAGAGGTATTTCAAGACTGTCATTGTCATTACACTTGTCGACGGGATAAAGGATTCCGCCGATCACGTGCTTGAGATCACAAAGAATGAAAAGGATGCAAAGATAGAATGGACATGACATGGAAGCCTTACGTTCACGACAGACTTATCACACAGCACCCGTCAGGTTTTTATGTGATAAAACCTGCTCACTCAAATGTAACTTCGCAGCCTATCTTCTGTCCTGTCTGTGACAACATCATGAGAACCAGCTACGATGAAGAGACATACAAGAATTTTCAGTGTTGTGATGAGTGCGCAAATTCCTGGGTATATCGAGACATCGAGAGATGGAAGTCTGGTTGGCGTCCATCAAAAGAGGCACTAGCGACTAAAGTAAAAGACACCAAAGAAGATTTGGCGATATCGATGCGCAAGGAAGATATTTAGAGCGTCAAGGAGAGTTTAATGAAATCGATAAATATAGCGGCACTCGGGCAATCAATTGATACGACTTGGGGCCGCTCCTCCACGCCTAAGACGGCATCATATTCAGTAAAGTTTAGTCTTCTTGGAGGTGACAGAATACTTGCTTCTTATCAGGTCATCACTAACTTCGTTTCCGAGAAGGAAATGGCCATGATGAAGAAGCAGTGCGCAGAAGAGTCGGTCGACGTAATCGATGCCCACGTCAAAGCAGTCAAAGATAGTTACAAGGAATTGTCTGGCGAGTCTATTGCTTTCAAGGAAGTCAGTTCAACTGACTCACTGGAAATCATTGGCTTCAATGTTCACAATCCTAAGAGAACAGCATATTATAGGCGAAAAACGGTATTTGAACTAGCATGACGACAACAGCTCCTATGTCTCGACAGGCCGTAGTGGCCGAGATACTCAAGTGTGGCAAAGATCCCTCATACTTCATGAAGAAGTATTGCAAGATCCAGCACCAGTTGCGGGGTCTTATTCCTTTTGAGACATATAAATTCCAAGACGAGTGCGTCAGTCAGTTTCAAGAACACCGTTTCAATATTGTCCTCAAATCTAGGCAGCTAGGACTTTCAACGGTCTCAGCTGCCTATGTCGTTTGGTACGCCATCTTCAAGAAGGACAAGAACATCCTTGTTATCGCTACGAAGTTGAACACTGCAATCAACTTCATTAAGAAGGTAAAGACTATGCTGGACAACTTACCGGCATGGCTCCTTCTTTGCAAGTTTGAGCCTACTAAACAGTCTATAAGATTCACGAATGGATCGACAATTACAGCAGTGCCAACGTCGCCCGATGCAGGTCGTTCTGAAGCTCTTGCTCTTCTCATTGTAGACGAAGCTGCATTCATTAGAGACTTCGATGAGATCTGGACTTCCTTGTATCCGACGTTGTCGACAGGTGGTTCTGCGATTATTTTGTCCACTCCGAACGGTGTTGGCGGTCAGTACTACAAACTATGGACAGAAGCTGAGTCCGGAGCAAACGACTTCAATCCCATCAGACTTCCATGGCAAGTCCATCCAGAACACGATCAGACGTGGTTCGAC